CGACCTTCTAGCAGAGTTCTGTCCCAACCAAACACCGCAGCCACAGAATCTTTCAGTGTGCTGGCAAATGATTCGCGTCTAAATTCGTGGAAATTAACAAGAAAGTCAGCGACTGTGTCTTTGCCGCTGCCGATAAAACCGCATATACCTATGATCATAATTGTCTCCTATACAACAATTATACAATAGGTTTTTTATAAAGTCAAATATTAATAGTAAGGTTTTGGTGTTTTTGATTTACCAGTGTTTAATCGATTAGCTAACACGCTGGCTGTATTGATTGATTTTGTACGATCTGTTCTTCGAGCTGCTTGTACAGATGTTCTTGCTCTAGTAGTTTTCATACGCTGAGCTTGTGCAATGTTCATAGGAGCATGACATTTTGACGGATGGCTCACCTGTCTACTTTTTCTTGGACCGGATGTACAACGAAACTTTAATTTTGCTTGGCCGCCTCGGGCAGTTTTTTTCCCTACACCCCATACCATTTTGGCTTCGTAGTATTGTTCATCTTGTTCAAATATAAATTCGCTAGCTCGCATGATTATCCAGTAATGAATGTGTAGCCCATGCCGCCTGACACTAATGTGGCTAACTCTACAGTTAGTCTATCAATATCAGCCTGTCCTTCAGATTTCATTGCAGACCCATTTAGTGCTGTCCCACCCTGCGGACCAGCTATACTTGCAAATTTTTCACGTGCCTGACCTAGCATTATCTTACAGTTGGCCAATGAGTAATCTTTAATCCATTGCCCAGCATAGGTATCAGTAATCAATGCAAAGTCTGGTCTAACATTGTAGCACAACAGCATCACACTTTCTTCCGTTCTCGGACGTTGTTCTATGCGTAATTTTTTACTCTGTGAATTGTACGTGAAATTGATAAAGCTACCAAACATTTTGCCCACTAATTCTTGATACTGTGCAAAAAGTTCGTAGGTTAACAGTCCGCCCATGTTGGTAGAACTTAACAAATATGTGTTGGTATAGGCTAGATTAAACGGTTCGAATACGGTGCCACCTGTGCCACCGCCTGTGCGTGATCCTATGCTGCGTCGATATATTTGACGTACCTGCTGTATTTCTGCAGGCAATATATATTCGTTGGTATCTATCAATAGATTTAGGAACACATAGCTTTCTTCCACAGCATTATCGCTGCGTTGTCGGAATACAGCTAGGCTTCGATTCAGTGCTGTTTCGTAGTGTATAGGATCTAATTCCACATCAATCATACCATCGCCTAGCATGGTTTTGCAGTAATCAAATACCTGTTGTTTTGCTTGATCGTTTGAGCTCATATAACTATTTATCTAGCTATAAATATATAACTATGCCGAGACTCAGTTTATACAGACCCGAAAAGGGCAATGATTACAAGTTTATAGATAAAAATATCTGGGAAATGTTCCAGGTTGGTGGTACTGATGTGCTGATACACAAGTATCTAGGACCAGGATCTGCCAGCGAAATCACGCCCTCTACTCCAGGATATACATCTACCACCGAAACACAAATACAAGATCTGCTGTTTTTAGAAAATAGAGATCGCAAGTACGACCCCGATGTTTATATACTACGTGGAGTATACAACGTACAAGATACAGATTTCAATCTCAGTCAGTTCGGATTATTTTTACAAAACGATACTGTTTTTATCAGTTTTCATATCAACGACACAGTAGAAAAAATTGGTAGAAAATTAATGTCCGGAGATGTTATTGAGCTACCCCACTTAAAAGATGATCATGCTCTTAACGATTTGTCATTTGCCTTAAAGCGTTTTTATGTCATTGAAGAAATTAGTCGTGCATCAGAAGGCTTTTCAGTCACATGGTATCCGCATTTATATCGTGCAAAATGTAAACCACTAGTAGACAGCCAAGAGTACAAAGATATCCTTGACGGCGTTGCAGGGGAAGGTAGCGATCTTACATTACGTGACGTAATGAGCACCTATGAAAAAGAAATGCAGATCACACAGGCAGTGCTGGATCAAGCAGAGTCAGATGCACCAAAGAGCGGTTATAACACCAGTCGCTATTATCATTTACAAAAAGACACAGAAGGTAATGCAGAATTAGTCACTGTGGACAGTGATCTAGTAGCACAATACAGTGCAGATCGTGGCGAACCCGCATTAGATGAAAACGGTGATCCAGTATTGGATGAAAACGGTGATCCAGTCTATGCCGGAGCCAATGCCAGCACACAGAATCAAACCATGGATGGCAAATACTACGACGGATATATCACCGAAGATGGTATTCCTGCAAATGGTGCTCCATTCTCTGCTGGTATTGCATTCCCTATTAATCCTACATTGGGCCAATACTGCTTGAGAAAAGATTACTTACCGAATAGATTATTCCGATTCAACGGTAGTCGTTGGGTCAAGATAGAGGATGTGGCTAGAATGACCATGAACAATTTAGGAAATGACGATGTAGTATCAGGACAGAGATTTGAAGGCAAAGATGTGCGTCAAACACAGAAAACTTCATTTATTAATAACGACACTACCGCTAAGATTGATGGTAGAACTGTAAAAGAAAAACAAGGCCTCAGCAAGGCCCTTAGACCCAAGGCGGACGAATAATGCATATTATGGAGGCTTCGGTTTAACACCGACTGAACTAAATCGGATTATTTTTATGACGGCCAAATAAGGCGCTATGTAACGCAGTTCATGCGTATATTCATAGGTTTTAAATACAAGACCGGTGGTGACACACCAGAAGAACGCCAAGTTCCTGTGATGTATGGAGACCTAACACGTCAGGTAGCCAGTATCATCAAAGACAATTCTGAAAACAAGATGAGCACAGTGCCCCGCGTGGCCTGCTATATCACTGGTCTAGAAATGGACACTGATAGATTAAGCGATGCTACTTTTGTCAGCAAGGTCAATATCCGTGAAAGACGTTATACTGATGCGGACAATGACGGCATGGTTGAATATCAAAACGTTCAAGGTGGCAATTACACTGTGGAAAGATTGATGCCCACCCCATTCAAGTTGACCATGAAAGCTGATATATGGACTTCAAACACAGATCAAAAACTTCAACTGTTGGAACAGATATTAGTGTTGTTTAATCCAAGCCTTGAAATACAGACCACAGACAACTATATCGATTGGACCAGCCTTAGTGTGATTAATTTAAATTCCACAAACTTTAGTTCTAGAACGATTCCTCAAGGTGCAGACACAGACATTGATATCTGTAGCCTAGAATTTATGATGCCTATCTATATTTCACCTCCAGCCAAAGTTAAGAGATTAGGAGTTGTGAAAAGTATTATTGCTAATGTGTTCACTGAAAGTGGTGACATTGTGAGCCTAGAAGATTTAATTTATAACCGCCGCAAGGGCACATTTGAAGCTATTGCAAATAGATATCGCGTGCTGTTGTTTAAATCCAACAACGGTCAACCATATGACTATGATCTCACATTGGTAAATGCCGGTGCCGCAGTCTTAGCACTGGGTCTAGATCAGAAAGATTATCAAAATGGTGAACCTGTAGAATGGGCCACTATACTTGATGTGCAAGGTGGCTATACAGCAGACAGCCAAGCGTTCTTCAAACAGGCTACTGGTTATGATCTAGTAGGCACCTTCGCGGTAAATGCTGTAGATCCTAGCATACTTGTTGTGACCTTAGATCAAGACACTGTGCCGCAGAACACGCCAATAGCCAGCACAATCTCAGGCATCGCTGCTAGAGGAACCATCGATGCTATCATTGATCCTCTCAAATATAATCCTATCACAGTATATGGCAGTCGTGCTAATATCCCGTTGGGCTTGAGATTCTTGATGCTAGAAGATGTAAATCCAAGTCCAAATGTTGGCCTCAGTTACAATAGGCAGGGCGACAGTTCTGCTACTCTATATGATGGCCCAGATGCTTGGAAAAATTCAGACGGTAATGACGCTGTAATTAATGCTAACAGCATCATAGAATGGAATGGAGCTAAGTGGGTTAGTGTTTGGGAACCTGCTACAGGTACTGCGCCGACATATATCCAAAATCTCAAAACTGGTATTAAATATCGCTGGGATGGAGAGCAATGGCTCAAAGCATTTGAAGGCGAGTATGCACCAGGATATTGGGGCTTTGTACTAGATCCACAATAAGTAAGTGATGCAACAACGTGCCGGATTACTATTCTTAGCAAAAACCACTAGCAGGATATTATTGATTCTTGAAGATTCAAAATGGACTGTGCCTACCTTTGCTAGAAAATCTACTCTATTAGAAGATGCTGAAGAATTATTGAACAGCTATTCCAAGGGTCGCATAGTTCCTATTGAATTATACCTTTCAGAAGATCGTGGTTTTGAATATGGCACTTATGTATGTTTAGTGGAGCAAGAATTTTTGACCACAGCCAACAAAACCATCGCTTGGAGTGATCTAGATCATCTTCCCAAACAATTACACAACGGTCTCAAAGCCACATTAAATAACACGTTAATTAGAACGAAAATAGAAACAGTATTGGAGTTAGAAAATGTCCAACCTATTAGAAAAATCCAGTAGATTTCAAGAAGACTACACTAGATATCAATCTATCATAGCAGAAATGCCTGAGGGTGATTTCAAACAAGAT